AGCTTGGGCAACGCCGAGATGACGGGCGGGGAGGGCTTCAAATCCTTCATCCAGGTGCTGAAAGAAGAGGGCGTGCGCGTTCGGGCCACCAGCTATCAAGACAAAAACGATGCTGAGTGGATGGATCGCATACAAAACGCCTTGGCGCTTCCGCTTGAAAGCGACAACTTTGGCCGCAAGACGCCTGAGTTGAGGTTCTTCAACTCCTGCCGCGGCATCATCGCTGACATCGAAACGGTGCAGTGGGCCAAGATGCGCAACCTCGATGAATACAAGCCAACGCTCGACATTGGCTCAAAGGACTACCTGGCGTGTCTGAAATACGCGCTGGCTTGCAACGTCATGCTGTCGCGGAGAAAGACGCACGCCGTCCGCCGCCACCGAAAGGTGACGACCTATGGCCAGAGGGCAGCCTCCCCCCAATTAGCCAATCGCCACATGTTAAAATCGCGCCTAAAGCAGCCAGTGCCGCGGTCGGGGTCCGCTCAGGACTTCGATCGCTTTGATGATGACGATGATTTCTAAGGGCTAGGGGGCCAGCTGCTTGTCCACACTCAGTGACGATAAACAGGCCATTGAAGGTGGCCGCTCACCTCTCAAAGACGTTGACGCCCCCCTGCGTGACCGCATTCCGGCCCGCCTCAGAAAGCAGCTCCTTGACGATGAAGTGAATACCAAGGTGCAAAAGCTTTGGAGCGGGGGCAACTCCCACCGCTCCGCTTGGCTGGACCGCCAGAAAACCTTCCTCAAAGACTGGGACGAATTCTTAGAGAGTGATGCCGAGGGCCCCTTCAGCGGCGCCTCCCGCCTGCACGTGCCCATGCCGCTCACCGTGGTGAAGACGTTCCACGCGCGCATGCTCCAAGCCATCCTCGGCATGGACCCAAGCTTCACCGTGAAGCCTCGCACGGAGGCGGGCACCGAGCGGGCTCCGATGATTCAAGAGCTAATGAGCTACACGCTCAAAGAGTGGATTAATCACCGCCAGGGCATGGACGATGTGCTCGATGCCTGGCTTTGGGATTGGATTACGACGGGCGTCGGCATCCTGAAAATGCGCTGGGATTGCACCTACACCCGTTTCATGGACGTGGTGGAGGAGATTGAAACCAAATACGAGAAAGTGCCTGCTGTTCGCGGCAGGGGCCATCAAATCGTACCGGTTCGCGCCCCCGTTCAAAAAGAGAAGCTTGTCACCAAAAAAACCTTTGAGGGCCCCATCTGCGAGCACGTGCACCCAGAAGACGTGCTCATTGTGGGGGGCCAGGGTGATCCAGACCGCGCCGATGCCGTCATTCACCGCCAGTATCTGACAGCTTCAGAGCTTTGGACGCTGGCAGACCGCAAGATTTTTGACCGCGACACGGTGAAAGCCATCATTGACGGCGGACCCGACACCAAGAGCGGCTCTTTGGGCAGCGACATCAAGGATGACAAGGCCACCAACACAGGCGTGAGCGGTGTGGACACCGACCTTGACCTGGATCGCTACGAGATTTTGGAAGCCTACCTCTCCACCGATGTGGAAGGTGATGGCATCAACAGTGAAGTGGTGGTGTGGGTGCACGCCAAGAGTGGTGCCATGCCGCGCGCCACCTACCTTCACCGCGTCAACCGCGCCGGTGAACGCCCGTTTGTCAAAATCGATTTCCACAAGCGCGCGGGAGCCGACTACGGCACGGGCCTGGTGGAGATGCTCCACCCGCTCAGTGTTGAGCTGGACTTCATCCACAACTACCGCCTCGATAGCGGCCTCCTTCAGAGCATGCCGTTTTTCTTCTATCGCCCCACCTCGGCGTTGGAAGCAGAGAAGATTGAAATTGAGCCCGGCATGGGCATCCCGCTCGATAACCCACAAACGGATGTCTACTTTCCGAACCTGGGCAACCGCACAGCGTTTGGCTTCCAGGAAGAGGGTGCCATCCAGCAGATGGTGGAGCGTCTCACCTCCATATCAGACATGAGCATGGGTGTGATTAGCGGCCAGCAGGGTGCTGCCCGCACCGCTTCAGGCGTTCGCGCTCTGATGGGTGAGCAGAGCAGCAGCTTGGATGTGTTCCTCCGCAGGATGAATCGCGGCTACCGCAAGTTCCTGGAATACAACTTCCACATGCTTCAGCAGCGCATCCCGGAGGGCTTTGCCTTCCGCGTGACCGGAGATGGGGGCGCCACCTATTTCCGCGTGGTGAAGATGCAAGACGACATTGCAGGCGATTTCGATTTCGAGATTTCGCCCAACTCCTCGCACTCAAACCCGGCCGTGCAGCAGCAGGTGGCTGACGAAATCTTGCAGCTCACTTCAAACCCGCTCGACATCCAGCTTGGTTCCATCACGCCCGGCAACCGCTATGAGGCGCTGAAAAACGCCATGGTGGCCCGGGGTGTGAAGGATTATGGCCGCTACATCACCAAGCCCCAGGGCCATGCCCGGGTGTTCACGCCCATTGAGGAGGCCAACCGCCTGCTTGCGGGCATGGACGTGCCGCTGCTGCCCGATTCCGACCATGAGGGCTTCATCCAGTGGTGGGAGATGGCCAAGGGTGATGATCAAATTCTGGGCCAGTTCAATGAGGAGCAGACCCTCCTGCTTGAGGCGCATGCCATGAAGCATGCCCAGATGCTGCAAGCCCTTCAGGCCATGCAGGCCCAGCAGGCAAACGCCGCCCAGATGCAAAGGAATGCGGCCATGAGCCAGCAACAATCGCCAGCCGGAATGAATCCGATGGCGGCAGGGGCAGGAGGCCCACCGGCAAATGCAGGACCACCAGCACCGGCAGCCGCTGCTTAAGCTTTCAACAGAAGAGAAGGAAGCCTTAGGTGCCCTCCTTTCGCACGATGGGCTCAAGGTGCTTCTCAAGGTGATGGAGGCCCTGGCGCGAAGCCAGGCAGAGGGCCTGCTCACCTACGACTTAGACGGAGGCTCTGAGCGGGGATTGGCCCTGCTCAAAGCTCAATCCGATGGAGCAAGAAAGCTCCATCAATCCATTGCGGCTTATTTAGCCGCCCTCAAGCGCAAGCACGACGCCCAGGCTTGAAGCATCGAGTGGTGACGTAATCACTAAGGAGCATCGCGTGAGCGAAGCGAACAACACGCCTGCTGGCGGCGAATCTAAGCCAGCAGCCCCGGCAGCCCCTGCCGTGGATGAAATCAAAAACCTGAAAGCCGAATACAGCCGAAAGATGAGCAATCTGGAGGAGCAGCTGAAGAAAACCAATGAGCTGCTGCAGGCGCGCATCGCCCCCAAGGCACCGTCTGTCGAGAAAGAGAAGATTGCCGATGTCTGGTATTCGGACCCCGAGAAAGCCGCCGCACTCATCCAAGAGCAAACGGCAGCTCAGCTTGAGGCCAAGCTTGCTGCTCAGCAGGCCCAGCAGGCCAAATATTCCCAAACCATCAACCAGCTCTATAACGAATACCCCGAGCTTCAGCAGGAAGAAGGCACGCTCACCAAGCGCGCCGCTGAAATTTATAAAGGCCTTACTGATGAGGAAAGGGCCCACCCGCTGGCCATGCGCATGGCGGTGAAAGATGCGGCCTCGGAACTGGGCATCAAGCCACGCTCCAAGCGGGGCGAGGATGACGACTCCTTCGCCCTGGGCGGGGGCCGCGGCGGTGAGGGCCGAAAGAAAAAGGATCGGGACGGGGATTTGGACCCGGCCACCTTGGGTTTTGCCAAGGTGATGGGCCTGAACGTTTCAGACCCCAAGGTGCTTGAGCGCCTCAAGGCGCGCAGCAAGCGTGGCTGGGGCAAATACGAGTGAGAAGGGGAGAGATTAAACAATGACTATTAAATCAGGAAGAAAACCATTGTCTCAAAAGAGCCGTACCGTGGGCACCCCCGTGGTGCCTCCACCCGATTTCATGACCCCCATGGCCCTGCCCTTGGATCTGAAGAAGGAGATTGAAGAGCAGGGGTTGGTGCCTCGCTGGATTAACGCCGGGAAGCTGTACGCCAACCAGGGCTATCACGAAAAGGGCTGGGTGCCCTATCGGCGCAAGCTCGATGGTAAAATGGGCGCACATGAATTCAAGTTTGGAAATGACCCTGATGGTGTTGTCCGACGTGGCGATTGCATTCTAGCCGTTAAGAACAAAGAGCAGCATAAGCAGCACACTGACTACCTGGATTATCGAGCCCAAGCAGCAAAAGGGCTCGGCAAGCAGGAAGCCGAGAAAATCCGCCAATACCTTAAAGATTCGCGCGTTGAAGGCGTCGAATTGGAAGAGGGCTATGAGGAGGATGAGCAAGGCTTCCGGCCAATTTAGCTGAGTGTCGGGGCAGCCACCGTGGGGGTGGCTGCCCTGGCCTCGCATTGACCAGGAGACCATTTTAAATGGCAGCAGGACCAGGCTTACAGACAAACTTTGCAGACTTTTTTGGCACGGCAGCGTTGCCGGTGCTCGAAGAAGTCTTCAAATCCGAAGCAGAAATGACCCCGATGAAGCGCGACATTGTCGGTAAAGTCGTTTCGCATGACCGCGAAATTTACCAGTACACGGAATGGCATGACCTTCCGAAGGCGATTTCGATCAATGAAAACGCCTCCTACACCTACTACCGTCCGGTGCAGGGATATGACAAAACCCTGAGCGTCGTGAAATACGGCCTCGGGCTGTCTTTCTCTGAAGAGCTTTTTGAAGACGCGAAGTGGGACATTGTCCAGGACAGCGTCCGCAAAATGGCTGTCTCCTGCAAAGCTACGCAGGAAGGCAACTTCTGGGACCTGTTCAACAACGGCTTCGGCTCCACCACCACTGGTGACGGCCTGGCCCTGTTCCACGCAGCTCACACGACCCCGTCTGCCTCCTACACCATCCGCAACAAGCCCAGCACCAACGCCGACCTTTCGGCCACCTCGCTGGCTGCTGCCATCGGTGATTTCGAGTCGGTTTTCGTCGGCGACAGCAACATCATCCACGTCTACCAGCCGAAATACCTGGTGGTGCCGTCCGGGCTCCGCATGTACGCAAAAGAGCTGGTTGGCTCGGAGCTGAAGCCCGACACCGCGGACAACAACATGAACAGCATCAAAGGCGAGGGCCTCACTGTCGTTTCGAGCCCCTATCTGACGGACACGGATGCTTGGTTCTTGTGCGCTGACCCCTCGGTGACTGGCCTCCGCATCATCGCCCGTAAGCCGATCGAAACCAAGGCTGCAGGCGGCGACGCTGGCTTCGACACCGACGTGATCAAGTACAAGGCACGTTTCCGCGAACAAGTTGGAGCTTTCCACCCGATGGGTGTGTTCGGCTCTGCTGGCGCGTAATCGCGTTATTCCGGGGGAGGTGCGCCCGTAAGGGTGCCCTCCCTCTTTTCTTTCCCGACTCTCCTATATGTGCGCGGCGGGATGCCGCGGCTACAGGAGCCACTGATTAGGAGCAAAAAATGGCTGTTAGATTTTCAGGACCGATTCTTAATATGGATAAATCCGCGGGTGACCGCGAATTTTTCTCCGGGCTGCCGATGGCGGTGGACCCGGATTACATCGTCTATTTCAACGACTTCCTGGTGGCCCAGGATTTCAACACTTCCGATTGGGTCATCACCACGACGGAGGCAGGCGCCGGTGCTGCCACCGAAACCCTGGACGCTGACGTGGTTGGCGGGGCGCTGAAGCTCCTCAACGATGACGCGGACAACGACCTGGATAGCCTCCAGCTCACTGAAGAAACCTTCAAACTCGCCGCTGGCAAGCGCCTGTGGATGGAAGTGAGGGTGAAGGTGAGCGATGCCGACCAGGTGGACGCATTCGTTGGCCTGGGTATCACCGACACCACGCCGCTGGACACCTCCGACCGCATCGGCTTTCAGATTGATGACGGCAACGCCTCCATCCTCTGCAAAACCGAGAAAAACACCACGGAAACCAGTACCGACAGCGGTGTTGACGCTGCCGATGACACCTACGTGAAGCTTGGCTTCCTGTGCGAAGGCACGGGAGCCGTGAAGTTCTTTGTTGATCGTCAGCTGGTGGCCACCCATACGGCCAACATCGTTGACGATGAGGAGCTGTGCGTAACGCTTCACATCCAGAACGGTGAGGCTGCCGCTAAGTCGATGACCATTGATTACATCCTGGTTGCTCGGGAGCGCTAATCGGTACACCCGGCCCAGTTATAATTGAGAGGGCCCAAGCCATGAGCTTGGGCCTTTTCTTTTCCAAACCAGGAGAAAAGACTCATGCAGGTTACTCTTTCCCAGCTTGCCACCGTCACGCTCGATGGCACTGCTCAGCGCATCCATGCCACCCAGGGCACCTTGGCCCAATCCGTAGTGATTCAGGCCGATGACGGCAACGCAGGCAAAGTCGTGGTAGGTGACAGCGCCGTTGCTGTGGCAAACGGTGTGGAGCTTGCCGCAGGCGAAGCGCTCACCATCAAGCCCGGCGATGTCAACGGCACGGCGGTGGAAATCGACCTTTACGACATCTTTGTGCGGGGCGCGGCCGCAGACACTGTCCGAATTTCCTACATTAAGAGGAAATGAGGATGAGCGCTGAACTTAGGCTCACCTCAGGCATTTATGAGCTGGTAGTGGACGGCGCGCTTGTAATTCGTCGTCCTCATGCCGATGCTTTCTCCCCGGCAGATATCTCCAACCTCCATGCGTGGCTTAAGGCCGACGCCATCACTGGCACAGCCGATGGGGCAGCATTGGCGACTTGGGAGGACAGCGGCTCGGGCAACCGGGATGGCCTCCAAGCGACAGCCGCAAACCAGCCCACCTATGTGGCGAGTTCCATCAACAGCAAGCCAGCTGTGCAGGGTGCTGCCAACAAGTATATGGCCATTCAAAGCGCGCTGCCCACGAGCAACACGCTTTTTCTGGTGTTTAAAACCACCACCCAAGCAGCCGCCAACCCCATCTTCTCCACGGGCAGCACCGCAAGCGGCGTTGTGGGCTCGCCCTACCTGCTCCTGCAAGACGATAACGGCACGCTAAGAGGCTACTCAGAGGGCAGCAACGGCAACGCATTTTGGAACCTTCAGGCCATCAGCGCAAACACGCCCTACGTGCTGACGGTAAGCTACAACCAGGCCACGGCTCGCATCAACGCCTGGGTAAATGGTGTTCAGCGCGCCACCAACCTCACGCTCTCCCAAGTGGGCAACGTCGCATCTGGCAACGCCTACGTCTACCTGCTTTCCGGCTTCAACGGCCAGTACCGTGGCGTCATTGCGGAAGCCATCATCTACAGCGCCGTGCTGGCTGATGCCGACCGGGCGAATGTCGAAAACCACTTGATGACTAAATACGGGGTGTGAGCCATGCAGCCAAAACTCAAAATTCTGGCTCCAGTCACGATTGATGTTGCAGGCACAGAGGAGCCTCTCAGCGCCACCTCCATCAAAGCCGCATCCGTCCTCATCTCAGCTGATAACGGCAACACCGGCAAGGTGTACGTGGGCGACAGCACGGTGAGCAGCGCCAACGGCATTGAGCTAGCCGCCGGTGAATGCATCTCGATTGAAGGAGAGGAGCTTCGCGGCAACTTCCTGGAAGTGGACCTAGCTGACATCTATGTGGACACCGAAACCAACGGCAACGTGGTGCGCGTTGCCTACATGGCGAGGCGCTAAGCCGTGGCCATCATTAAGCTCATCAGCGGGGGTAGCGGAGGAGGAGGGGGAGGAAACGCCTTCACCACCATTCAGCCCTCAAGCGGCACTTCTTGTGCGGCGGATGGTGCGACCGACACGCTCACGCTGACGGGTGATGCCAACATCACCGTCACCGGCACTGCAGCCACCGACACCATCACCTTTGCAGTGCCCGGCATCGCAACGCATGCGGCACTCACCGCCACGCACGGAGTGGCAGGTGCCATCGTGGGCACGACCGACACTCAAACCCTCACCAACAAAACGATTGTTGCGGCCAACAACACCGTCACCACAGCAGCGAGCGGCAACCTCGCAGCCACGGAGCTGAACGCAGCTTTGGCCGAGCTGCAAACGGACATCGACACTCGCGCTACTAGCACGGCTTTGAGTGACCATCTCAATGATGCATCCGACGCGCATGATGCATCGGCGATCAGTAACACGGCCATCAACGGGCTTGATGCCACCGACGTGCAGGCCGCCATCGCGGAGATGCGCGACTACCGGAAGAACATTTTTTACTTTGATGACTTTGTCGGCACTCAGGCGAGTGGATCAGGTGCCTTTAACTGGACCCACAGCGCTAATAGCGGCTTGATCGCAAGCGAAACCGGCACCACCATTCAAGACAGCACGCATCCTGGGGTGGTGAGGCTCAGCACATCCACCAGTGCGTCATCCGCTCCGACGCTTGGTGGGGTGAGCAACTACACGTGCGGTGTGGGACTCCTGTATTTTGAGGCGCTTGTCTATTTAGGCAACCTCTCTGATGGGACGGAAACCTACCGATTCACACTAGGGCTTACCAACACCGTCTCGTCTGCCGCCCCGTCTGATGGTGTGTACATCACCTACACCCACGGCACCAACTCAGGTAAATTCTTATTCAACTGCACCAATAACAGCGCAACGACAACAGCAGACATGGGCACAGCGGTGGCGGCTACCACCTGGTATCGACTCGGCATCGTGGTGAACGCCGCGGGCACGTCGGCTCAAGCCTACATCAACGGTGTAGCCGCAGGCAGCGCGATCACTGCAAATATCCCAACCGGCACACGCCGATGCGGCCCAACCATTCAAATGGTCAAAACAGCGGGAACAACGGCAAGGCTCGCCTATTGCGACTACGCCATGTTCCGCCAAATCTTCACGGCAACGAGGGGCTAACCGGGATGAATGAGAAAACCCAGGTGGTGGTGTTCACCTCAAACAATGCCCGCATCCTGGTGAATCCTCCCAACGTGGATGAATTCTTGGGAAAGCCCAACGCCTTCATCAACCCGGATTTGTCCGAGGTGATTGGCACGCCTCCGCACTTCTGGAAGGTGGTGGATGGTAAAATTGTCCCAATGAGCAGGCCGGAAAAGCTTGCTCGGCTCAAGCTCCACGCTGCCAATGGCGTGGATAACCGGGTGCGCGCCATGCCGCTGCCGAAGGTGAGGGCCGAGCGTCCGATTCTCTCCCACTTGCTTGCAGCGGCGATTGGGGCAGCGGCGGGGGCGCTGGGCGTATGGCTATTGTAACCAACGGCAACAGCGCCAAGGTGGATGCCACAGGCGTGGTAATTGACCGCAAGAACGTGAAGCTCACCTGCGTGATTTTCACCCCGAACGCTTCAGGCGACTCCATCACGCTCACCGATGGCAACGGGGGTGATGAGAAGGTGACTTTTGAGGCGGATTCCACAGCCACTGTGATGTTTGATTTGTCCAACTCGCCTTTGCTTTTTCCAAACGGCATCTATTGCAGCGCGATTAGCGCAAGCAGCAAAGCAACTCTCATAGGCATGGGGTGATGAGGCATGGCAATCACTGATTTTCAGGACATTTATGAGGCGGTGCTGGGCGAGCTGAAAATCCAGACAGCCGACACCACCACGCTCACCCGGGTGAAGCAAGACATCAACATCATTTACACCAACGAGGTGGCCCCCTTCAAAAAGTGGGATTGGCTTAAGGGCTCAACCAAAGTGCAGGTGCCTGCTTATTATTCCACCGGCACTGCCACCGTCACCAACGCCTCCACGTCTGTCACCATCAGCTCAAGCATCGCAGCCACCAAGGCCAACTACTACTTTGCGGTGGATGGTTACGAGGAGATTTATGTCATCTCCGCGCACACTGCGGGAACGGCAAACCTCACGCTGGATGCCGCCTACACGGGTGACTCAGGCTCGGGCCTGGCTTATAAAATTTGGACCGACACTTTCGCGCTTCCCACTGATTGCCGCGAATCGACAGCCGTCACCCACGCCTTCCAAAATCGTCCGCTCACCCCGGTGAGTGAGGAAGAATTCGAAGAGCTGCTTGCCGCCCACGGTGCTCGCACCGAAGGGCGCCCTCAATACTATTGCACCACCGATTTCTATGATCCAAGTGGTGGCGCTGAAACTGAATCAGACCGCTACCGGCGCATCCGGTTCTTCCCGGCAGTGAACACGGATGCCACCACCTGCAGTGTCAGCTACGCCAAAGAGGTGAGCGCCATGAGCAGCGATGGAGATGAGCCGCTCATGCCGGTTGAGGACAGGGCAGTGCTGGTTTACGGCGCCGCTCAACGCGCCTGGGCGCGCGAGCGCAACGAGGCAGAGAGTGCACGCAACGATGGTCTATTCCAGCGCAAGCTTGCTCGCATGGCTGGAAAGATGAAGGACAGCCAGGCCAAGCCCAAGCTCACCATCTCGCGCCGCTACTTGGCCGCCAAGCGAAGGGGAAACCGGAGGAGTGACGACTGATGGCCACAGTCACCTACCGCATGCTCCCTTGGGATGGTGGGCTAAACACCTCCCTGGATGCGGCCCTCATCGCCCCCAACGACCTCACCATTGCCGATAACGTGGTGTTTGCCGAGAAAAGCTCGCGCAAAAAGCGCCCGGGCATGGACTATTGGAACGGCTGGGAAAGCAAGTCGCGCTCCAGCTCCACCACCACGCGAACCCTGAAATTTAATTGCGAAACCACCATTCAGGTGGGTGACACCATCCATGTCCTTGGGCCTAATGACAACTCGGACAGCACCAACCGCACCTCCTACTTAGGCACCTACACCGTCGCATCGGTGAGCACCACGACACTGGAAAACGACACCATCACCTACACGGGTCTAAGCTCCCTCACTGAGGCCAGCACCAACGACACGGCCATCACGGTGATGAAAAGTGGAGCTGCCCTCACCACAGCCAGCCGTGCCTCAAGCGGCACCACCCGCACCCTGGTGGTGACGGGTGCCACCTATGCGGTGGGTGACCTGATTAGCGTGAACGGGCTGCCTAACGACTACAACGGCACCTTTTCAGTGACGGGTGTGAGCACCACCACGACGCTCAATGACACCATCACTTACACGGCAAGCGGAAGCTTGGCCGAAGCAACCACAGCGGACACCAATGGGCGCGTCATCGTCAACGACATGGACAGCGCAGTTGTGGCCTGCATCGATTATTGGCGAAACGCTTCTGGCACCAAAACCCAGCTCACCATTGAGGTGAGGAGTGACCAGGCCGGTGGCCGCACTAAGCTTTACAAATACGACACCAACGCCATCCGAACGCAAATTCCAATGGCAGCCGGAGCGTCCGCCTTCAGCGGCGTGATTAACCAGGTGAGCTATGAGGTGTTTAATGAGAAGCTCATCTTGGGCTTCAACGGCACGTCAAACACTCCGAAGGTGTATGACCCGGCAAGCAGCGCCAACCTTTCCAACCTCTCCAATGCCCCGAATTTCAGCTTGGTGAGGAAGCATTTGGGGCGCCTATTCACCAACGACAAGACCTGGCTTGATCGCCTCCATTACTGCGAAACTTACAACGAGACGGTGTGGAACGGCGATGGCGATAGCGGGGCGCTCGACATCGAAAAAGGTAACGGCGACCCCGAGGGCTTCACCGCCATTTTTCCGCCATTCAAAGGCACCCTCTTTGTGGGCAAGCGCCAAAGCCTTTTCCGTGTGGATGGGGATGCGCCTGAAAACTTCACCCCAAACCAGGTGGGTGCAGGTATTGGGTGCGTGAGCCACAACTCGGTGGTGAGCGTCGATCAAGACGACATCTATTTTGCTTCTGAGCGCGGCTTCCACAACCTGAAAACCACGGATGCTTATGGCGATTTCTCAGGTTCCTTCATCTCTGCCCCCATCCAAACCAGCTATAACAGCTTTGCCACGGGCCGCCTGAAGTACATCCAGGGCGCCTACATCAGCAGCCTCAACTCCGTGGTGTGGAGCGTGAGCGAAGACGGTTACGAGGAAAACGAACACCTCTACCTGCTCAACGTCCAGGCCCAGAAGTGGTACCGCTGGCCGGATGTTTCGGCCGCGTCCTTCATGGCCCGCAGCGAAGGCAACAACAGGGTGTTGTATATTGGAGACTACGCTGGACGCATCATTAAGACGGGCAATGTCTCCCTTACCGACTTTGGCACCCGCGGCATCAGCTACCGCGTGAAAACGGGCGTCATCTATGTGGATGGTGACCCCTACACAGTGAAGGGCTTCAAAAAGCTAGCCCTCCTGTACAAGCCGCGCGGCGCCTACTCGTTTACTGTAAAATTCACTGTCGATAACTATTCAACACAAACTCTAACTTTCTCTCAATCTGGTTCCACCGACGCACTTGGCGATGACTTCACGTTGGGCACCTCAGAGCTGGGCAGTAGCCCCGTTCTAGCGCCCTACACGCAACCCGTGGATGGCTACGGCCACGGTTGCACCATTGAAATCGAGCAAAGCAGTGCCGGGCAGGACATCGAGATTTACGGCTACATCATCGAATATGAGCCCGCAGGTACTGCCCAGGAAGTTGTGACCTAGAGACGGTCACTCGGGGGAAGCATGCCAACTTTGAGCATTGGGAAAACTTACGCTGACGGTGACGTGCTCACCGAAGCGGACCTTGACCTCATCCGCGATGACCTTGAAGACTTCTTCAACGTCACCAAAATTGACACCGACAACATCCAGGCGCTTGGCATCGCCACGGCCAACTTGGCTAACGGCATCCTCTCAGCCGACAGCACAGGCCGGGCAAAAATGGCGGATGGGTTTCTTTCTGCCGATGCCACGGGGCGCGGGAAGATGGCCGATGGGTTTGTGAATCGTGACAAGCTCACCACGGGCGCGGTGGGAAAATCTAACGTGCTTACAGTTACGGCAGCAGGGGCCACCGCGCTGGATGGTAGCTATGACACCATCCTATCCAACGCGGCACTCGGCGCCATTGAGCTGGATCTCCCGGCCGCGGCTTCGCACACGGGGCGCCGCCTTTTCATTAAGCACATCAGCGCCACGTCCAGCACTAACACCACCACCGTAGACCCAAACGGCGTGGAAACGATTGACGGTGACACCGCATCCATCGTGTTGAGCCGGGAAGATGAAGTGCTAGAACTAGAGTCGGACGGCACTGGTTGGCAGCGTGTTGAGATGCGCCCTAATCGCTACCAGACAAAAATACTTACCGCCGACGTTACCTCTGCGACATCGGTAGCAGGGCTTAGCTTCTCCAACCTCGTGGTGGGCAGGGTCTATGAGCTGAAAGCTCAACTGAGAATGCAGTGTCTTGGGGCGGGCGATGACTTGGCCGTCACCTTCTCCAACAACTCCACCACATTGATGGTGATTGAGAATGCTGGCGGCGGGGACATGCGCTTGGTTATGAGCAACTCAATTATTTTCAAGGCAGCTGCAACCTCCCTTGCTTGTGCTGTCAGTAGCTTAAGCGGCACGGCTCGCCTCACCGGCAACAACACCATGGATTGGTCATGGGCACAGCTCATTGAGCGCAATGATTTGAACACCTCTGAAACGACGGCTTGGACCTAATGCAAGCCCGCTCCTATCGTCCTGAGGACCATGAAGTGATTGCGGAGTGGTGGAAGGGGCACGGCTGGCCCGTCATCCCTCCACCCATGTTGCCCAGGACGGGCATCATCGTTGACGGATATTGTGCGGGTTTTCTCTACCGGACGGACAGCGCCGTGGCCATTTTCGAGTGGATAGTGGCTAACCCGGCGTCTGATAAAATTGAGCGGGCAAAGGCTCTGGACACCCTCATTGAGGCGGCCCTGGCCGAGGCCAAATCCATGGGGGCAGTGGCAGTGTTCACCATGGCCAAACACCCGAAGCTTCTCAGTCGATATGAGCAGCACGGGTTTCAGCGCACCGATGAGGGCATGACCCACATGGTGAGGAGATTCTAGCGTGGCAATCGGAACAGCAGCGGCAATCATGGGTGGTGGTGCTCTTCTGGGTGGCATTGCGGGCGCGATGGGGCAAAAAACCAGCTACGAGTCGGGTGTAAAGCTGGACCCTGCGGGCTGGGAAGAAAAAGAAGGCAACCGCCTTCAAGTGGGTCACCTCAAAAATCTTGAGAAGATGGTGCAAGCCTCTGGCGGCACTGCTGACGTGGCAGCCGCCCGCGGCGCCGGTATGGATTTCGCCGGAATGCTCAAGCAGTACAGCGAAGGCGGCAACCTCCCAACAGATGCAGACATTGCTTCGGCTGGGGGATTTGCTCAGAAACTATTCGCAGGCCAGCGCACGGCAATGGAACAAAACTTTGCCGATCAACAGACTCAAGCCAACCGCATTGCTGCACAGATGAATCGCGCGGGCAATGACCCCATCCTCCGCGCAAAGCTCGCCCAAGAGCAAACCCGTCAGGCCGCACTGCTTGATGCCAACCAGGGTAGCTGGGCCATGCAGCACGCGATGAACCAACCCGGCCAACGCCTGGCGTTTGCAGGCCAGCGTGCTGATGTGCTCGGTGGGCTTGCCTCTCAGGCGCTTTCTAACCGTCAGGCACTCGTGAACATGGGGCGCCAGTTGAAGCTTGACCGCGAAAGCTTCCGCCTCCAGACGGCAAAACGCTACGGCTCGCAGGAAAGCGGTGGCGGGGTTGGGGGAGCCATTCAAGGCGCGCTCGGGGGCGCTGGAATGGGCGCAAGCGTGATGGGCATGATGGGTGGAGGTGGTGGTGGCGGCGGCGGGGGTAGTTTCTCTGTGCCCACAGCCAACATGGGCAGCTTCTTTGGTGGCCTCAACCCCTACGGCCCAGGCGGTGGCGGTCTTTCGATGCCGACACCGGCACCCTCAAGCGGTTTCGGCGGTAGCTTTCAGATGAGCAATCAATTCACCGGCGCCCCACGCACGTTCAGCCTGGGCACGCAGTTCGGGGGTCAGTGATGGCGATGGATGACCTGTTTAAAGCAATGGAGATGTTTAAAAGCGGCGTGCAGGATTTCGCGCTGAGCCGCGCCATCAATAGCGCCAATGAGCAGGTGCAGGGCATCCGTGCAGCCGAAATGGATGAGATGCAAAAGCGGCAGATGCTCAGCCAAGTGAGCAACGACCTGGTCACTCGCATGGCAGCTCTTGGCGCCCCGGCCACCACCATGGCAGCCGCGGCGGGCGCGATGGCTCCCCCCAAGTTCGCGAACGCAGCCGACATGCACATGCAGGGCATGCAAATGGGGGATCAAAGCCTGGTGGATGCAGCCGCTCAGCAGCAGGAGTTTGAGAATAACCCGAAATTTGAGCTGGCGAAGATTCGGGAGCAGGCGAAATTTAATCCGCTGGCTCAAATGAAGTTTGAGGAGCAGCAGGATCAATTCAAGACTAAGCAGTTTTCCACCTTCAGCAACAAGCTCAACCCTGAGCTTGCCGTGCGCTCAGCCTATGGACGGGCAGCGGCTGCTGTCCAGCGCGCCAACGCGCTTGAGACCCTCATCGGTAAAGCCTCCTACGACATCAGTGCTGCAAACAAGCTGCCTCCTCAGATGGTGCAGGAGCTTGCGATGGGCCTCGCCTCGATGGTGAAAGGTGGCGTTGCCACTCAACATGAAGCTGAGGAATTCGCCCCAAGCACCCTTGGGATGGATAAGGCCAAACTGCAGCAGTACATGACGAATGGTGTTGAAGGCGCTCAAGCCGGTGAGTTTGTGCAGATGTACGCTAAAACCATCAAGCGCGAGCGAGCGGAGATGCAACGCGAGATTGACGACACCGCACTCAAAATCGCCCAAGGCAATCTGTCGCTCTATAAGCAGGACCCCGAGCTATTCAAAGAGACTGTGGCCCGTCAGCTGGGCATCTCCTCTGATGAAGTGGTGATTGACGATAAGAAGAAAACCGTCACCACCGTGCATCGGCAAATGGAAGAAAAGCGCGTGAAAGCAGCCACCGTGGGGCTGCGTGCTGCCTATGCTGCGATGAAGAGCCAAGACCCAGAAGAAGTGGCCAAAGCTCAGCGCGTGTTTCAAACCCTCCGCATTGACCCCTCCAAGCAGACCCTCCAGGAAGCCATCCAAAATACCCGCTTCCAAATCACCCGAGGGCTCCTTGAATGAGCGGCTTTGACGATTTCTTCAAAACGTTTGGCGAAGCCCCCCAGGAAGCCTCGCAAGAGCGTGCTCCCGCGGAAGCCGCGGAGGAAAAACCCTCTGCCGCAAAGGCGGATGCCTTCGCTGATTTTGAAGCAGCCTTTGGCGCTGCAGCCCCCGCTGCAGCCCCCGGCGTCCCGGCTATGCCCTCCATGGGCACTGACGCCCCTCAGGGCCTTGATCCCTACTCGGCCATTCCAGAAAGCCCGCTTGGCATCATTGATCGGGCACGCCTGGGGTGGGCGAAAACCCCGGCAGCGCAAAAGCAGATGCTGGAAGAGGAGTTTGGCAAAGACAACATCCAGCTCATCAAAGGTGAGCACGGTGCTGGCTTTGTGGTGAAGCAGAAAGACGGGCGCTGGTATGAGGTGGACCCTCATTTCTCTTGGGACTTGTCCGGCAAAGGGGCGCTTGCAGGCGCCCTGACGGGTGGGGCAGTGGCCGGGCCCGCGGGATTTCTGGGTGGGGGCATTGCCGGTGGGGTTGCGCCAAGTTTCATGGACGGCGGCAATCTGAAGGACTTGCCAGGCGATGTCGCCCAGTATGCGGGTGAATACGGATTGAAGACGCTTGCCGCCTTGAAGGGTGGCGCCGCGGGCGCTACATCCTTGGGGGCTGTGGGCGCAATGGGTGGCCCCATCGGTGCTGGCCTGGGCGCTGTGGTGGGTGGTGTGGCAGGAGCCGGACTTGGTGCGGTGGGCGCTGAAGGCGCCGAAACGCTGGCTCGCATGGGCGGCTCCGTGGCTGGTCTAGGTGGTGATGCTTCCATCCCGAAGGACAACGAAGAACTTTCGCAGCAGCTGCAGGCTTCCTTCCTTTTTGGCGCGTCACAGGAAGCGGGCGGAAGGCTTCTTGGTTTTGGCGCGAAGAAGTCGGTGGACGTGCTCGCAGGCACGCTGGAGCGGCTGAAATCCTCGCCCGCTGGCAAGGCCCTGGCCTCCAAGGTGCTTGGCACCATCAGTGGGCTTGGCGAAAACCTCACGCGCGTGCGGGTGGAAAACCCTCTGGCCATGGTGCCCTTCGATAAGATGGCAGCCCAGGACGTGAAGATGGGCAAAGACACCCTCTATCAGGCGATGAAGGGCAAGGTGCTGCAGGGTTATGAGGCGCTCAAAGGCGCTCAGCGGCGATTGGGCTCCCAGTATGACCCCATTGAAGCACGCGCCATGGGTCTAAAATTCCAGCCCACCGAAGCCGTTGATGGCTTCATGTACGGCCTAAAAAACAGCCGCTTCCTCACGTCCTCTGGAAAACTCGTGGATGCCTCGAAGCCCGGTGCTGTGGAGCGAGCCATTGAGCCTTCTGAAAAGAAGGTGCTCAACATGCTGATGAATCAGGCGCGCACCATGCATCAACGCATCGCTGAGGGAAAGCACGTCACCTTCCAAGAGATTAAAAACCTCAAAGCCAACCTCAACAACGCCATCGGCAACAGGGAGAAGGTGCTGGACCCTGAGCTGAGAAAGCTCATGATTGATTTTAGGAATGGGTTAGATGACCACTGGCAGGGGGCGCTTGAGAAGGTGGACCCTGCTAAATACCAGCTGCTTTTGGAGCTGAATAAGAAGTGGGGCCCGGTGAAGGAGATGATGGAGGATCTCGGCTCCCACGCCGACGATGGGCGAGTGGATGCGTTCCTCAAGCGCATCATCCGCCAGGACGGCACCTTCGACTCTGGCCTCATGAGCGGTTTGTCCGAGTTGCTCGGCACGGCCAACCCAACTGACGACATCCTCCGCATGCACGTGGCTCGCAAGAGCACCAATCTTTGGGGCGGGAAAAAGATGTTCGGTGTGCCGGTGGGGAGCCCGGCCCTGGCCCGAGGCGCTGCCACAGGTTTTAGCACGGCAAAAGCAGGCGTTACGGAGCTTGCCACAGGCGTGAAGAAGAGCTTGCCTGAGGTGCCCTACCTCGGAATGGCACATAAGTGGATGCGCGGGCTCACTCCAGAGCAGCGCAAAGTAATGCTGAGTGACCCTGAGCTGCTTGGGCAGATGGAGCGCATCATCATGGGCGGTGTAATGGGTGAGAAGGAAGCCGAAGGGCAGCTTCTCAACCAGGCTGAGCAGGTGCTGAGCGGGAGTGGCTACTAATGAGCACGCCTGGCATCAACGACAAGTTGCTTTGGGCGCTGACAGAGAAAGCCCAAGGCGCTGTGGCACTGATGCAGGCGCGTGGCATGGACCGCGACCTGGCAGTGGCGGTGCTGGAACAGATTTGGCCGGAGGGGGAGATTTATGAACTCCCCAGCGATGATGAGCGATGTGATGATTAATGTTTCAAAAATGCAGCTCATTGTCGCCCTGCTGCTTCAGGTGGGCGCTCCCATTGCCGCAGGATTTACGGCCTATCAGAAGAGTCATGCGGACATCCGAGTGCAGCTTGAAGAAATTCGCGTCGAGCGTGAGAAGGATTTTGTGCGCAAGGATGACATGCGCATCATGATGGAGAAGCTCGACATCATCGGTCAGCGCATCAGCAACATTGAGGGCTTCCTGCGTAAGCAATAGGTGCGTTATGCGATTCTGGTATGCCGCCCAATATTAAGTTATTGTAATTCTTGAAAATACTTACTTGCGGTAAGTCGATTTGTTGTTAACATGCCCATACATTATGGGCATGGCTGGGCGCACACCGGATAATCTGCCGGTGAAATACCAAAAAGCAGTGAAGCAGGAGCTGCGGAAGATTTCCGCCACCATTGCACGTTGCCGCACGGAGGAGCTAAAGCTCACCCAGCGGGAGCTGGCAGAGCAGTTAGGCGTGAGCCCCGTGATGATCAATTTCATCGAACAGGGCCGCCGCTACCCGTCTTTGCCTATGCTCCTCTACATCCTCAAGTGGATGGGTATTCCCTGCAGGCTCGGCTAGCGCCCTTGAGCTAGCCCGAGCTTTCTTCAAGCCCGGCCACGATGTCATCCACCAAGTCAGCGACATCCTCCGCGGGCGCCACGCAAAGCTTCGGATTGGCCAGCACCCCGGCCGCCAGCATTGCCCGGCTCTGAAACCTCAGCGCCCCCACCAACTCCTTCAACAGCTCTTCCATGCTTCCCGCTTTATTCATTGTCGTCTCCCTGTTCCGTGCAGAGTCTTTCCATGTCTTTGAGGCGCTTTTTGAGCGCACAGATTTCCCCAGCCTGATGGACGATGATATCCATGAGCTTCTCAGTTTCAGTCATGTGAGGTTTCCTTTAAGGGTTAGGGTCTAAGGCTACGCCCGCAGGGTCAAAAACCTTGGTTGTAATGACTCTCTCGCCGCTAGGTGTGCGGGTGAAGGAGGTTGCCTTGGTTACAACAGGCACCGTACCAGCCAGCTGCCCTAGCGTTTTCGCCTGGGCCACCGAAGCAGCAGCTGCCTCTTTTCTCCTCTTCCTTTCCGCCCATTCTGCGCGAATAGACTTTAAGTCTTCTGTGCTGAAGAAGGTGAGCTTCTCCACTTCACGCACGCCAATGAGTCTGTACTGGACGTAACGGTTGATGTCCGAGTCACCGGAATAAAGATCAGCCTTCATCTCCTCTGACTCATTGAGACAGAAGAGGAATTCCTTGGCAGCATCTGAGGCCGCGTTCCATCCACCCTCGACAGCCACCCGGCTAAACGCCCTAGGCTCTTCCTCCTCATAGGCCCCCGGCTCGGGCCGCCCGTTCAGATACTGGATGGTTGAAAACTGGAACTCATAGACTCGGATTTCATTGCAATCAGTTAGAATGCTCGGGTCAATATCGGATTTACGGATTTGCTTTGGCTGAGAATCAGCCATGCATGCCTCCTTTTCGGGTAACGCTTGCGTGGTCATCGGGTTTTATCCCTGGGGTGGCTTTTTACGGCCCCGCCGCAAGCGGGCGTTATTCAGTTGTCCGCTGGGATTAAGGCATGACGCGAAGCTCATGCAAGGAAATTTTCAGCCCCCGCCGTTTTTTACTTACCTGAAGTAAGTGCCTATGTTAGCTGATTTCCGCATAACGGGCACTGCCCCGAGGAGGCTTAAACGTGTCAAAAGACGCCGAAATTGAGCTGTCTAGCCAGGCTCTTTTGAAGAGCTTGGAGGTGCAGGAGCAGCTCCGGGGGCGCATTCGGGAGCTTGAACGGGAGCTGGCCGAATATCGGCGCCTCTTTGGCTCACTTGAGCACGCCCACCAGGTGCTGAAAATGGCGAAGGAGAGGAAAGAATGAGGGTTTGCCCCACCTGCCAGCTTCCTCACCACGACAAGGGCACGCACCTAGAGCAGCTCTTTGCCTTTGTCTCGGTGGATGCCCAGGGGAGTGAGGGCATTATTGCGGCACAGGGCACGACCGGGCCCATGCCGCTTGTGGCTACCGATGAAGCCAAGGTGGAGCAGCTTAGGCCCATTGCCATGAGTGTGGCTAAACGCTCGGGCATCACTGTGAAGCTGGTGCGCTTCCGGGGGCGCGAAGAGCTGGAAACGTATAGCCCCTGAGGGCTTTCTCTACTCCCTCCCGTCTGTCATTTTTCCTTTTGCGAGCGGTGGGCACGGGGACCCACGGCGGATGTCTGGCTAGTGGTGTGCACGCTGCGGCCTAGCCTCCCTTGAGCACCGGGATGACCGGAGAGTTGAAGCCGTCTTTGATCCACTCGCATAGCTGGTCTGCACCTGGAGCGTCTGGTTATGCCAGGCGTGATGAAGGGTGCGGGCCAGTGAAACTGCATTACGAAGGCATACGATCGTATCGGCGGATAATACGATCTATCCAAAAATGGTTGATATGTGTCGGAAATGAATAAAGCGGCACTTTGGTTTATCAGGATAATTTAAAGCGGCGCTGAACCGTCCCCCTCCTTGGAGAAGAAAGAATGAGCCAATGCGACGACTGCTACCGATATCGGCGGACGATGGGCGGTGACGTGAAGTGTGATCGCCACGAGCTGGAAGACGTGAAAGCCGAGTACGCCCTGATGCTTGCGGACGCTCTGGACTACATGGCCGAGATGGTGACGGCTCAGCCTTTGAGGCGCCAGGAACTAGCCGATGCGTTCTATGACAACTGGGTCAACGCCCAACCGTCCCCCGGGGAGCAGGAGAAAGAGAAACCATGAAGCTCGTCAAGCCCTGCACGTACTGCGGCGAAGACCGGAGCATCAAGGAGCTGTTCACGGGCGATGAGGGCCTGTGCTGGATGTGCGAAGAGTGGACCGTGAAGTGCGATCACTGCGGCAAGCGGTTCCAGCCAGGCGAGTACTATGACCGCATGTGGTGCAGTCGCAAGTGCGTGAAGGCGGCAGGACTGGACCCGGCAATAACGTTCCGGGTCGGCGACGACACGCCAGCTTAACAGAACATTACTTCCCGGACGCTGGGAGCGAATATGGAAGAGTTTAAGGGCTTCAAAATTCATAGCTGCAAAAATATCCCAGACGATGGGAATTTTTGGACCCAGCCGCCAGGACTCAAGCATTGCCAGTACTGCGGTGAGAAGTTGAGAGAAGACCCCATGACCACACGGCAGGAGATGGCAAGGGCCATCCTCGATTCCCACTTCAGAAGCTACGGGATGACGTATGAGCTGAGGCTAGTGGATGAGATCACCGCAGCACTCGACCGCGCCTATGCCGACGGGCTTGAGGCTGCGGCGAAGGTGGCGGATGAAATCGCCAAGAAGTGGGAGATCGACATGGGCGACAGGTATGTCGCATCGGCCAACGAAGCTGCCGTCAAGATCCGCGCACTCAAGGATGCAAAATAGAGTTGGTGGCTCGGGGTGGTAACGCTCCACCGTCTATGGGTTATGAATCCATTGCTCTGCTTTTGAGCTACCGAGCCGTATCAGCGTTTTAGGGCCTACCGGCCCCGCCCGTCAAGGGCTGCCTCATTCTTCTTCGTCCTCGGGCCGCCACACATCATCCCCAAAATCCCGGTGATCCTGAGCATAGCGCATGGTGGTGGCCAGGTTCTCATGCCCAACAGCCAGCTGCACTTCGCGTGCGGAATAATCCCTCAGCGCCCGCGTGATGAACGTGGCCCGAAGGTCATGCAGGTGAAAACCCGTTTCAAGTTTGCCCCATTCATCAGCCAAGGTGTCGGGGCTCATCGGCACAAGCTGCCGGATGAGGGAATGGGCAGCCTTCGGCGTGCTGTACCAATAAGGGGTCTTTCTGTTCTTCTTTCCCTTGAGGATGGTGGGCTTGCCCATTTTCAGATTCTGCCGAGCAACTTTCAGGTAGTCTTTTCGCACGTCTTCAAGCGTGAGCCCCAGGGCCTCGGAGCGCCGAAGGCCAAAGAGGTAACAGAGACTCACCGCGGCCTTGATGTTCTTAGGTAGCCGCTTTTCAATCTCCTCCCACTCCTCTGGCCTCACAAACCTCTCCCGCCCCTTCTTCAGCGCCCGCGTGGCAGACAATGAACGGAAGCGAGCGCGAGAAATGGGGCGAAACCGAATGGCTGCCACCTCGCCTGGGCGCTTATCGGCCAGGAATTCCATGAAGCGGTTAGCCTCTTGCACCACCTTGCGGATGGTGGAAGGGGAGAGGCGTTGCTCAAGCAGGAAGGCTGCCCACTTGGATTTGTGGACCGCATACCATTGACGGGGATCGGCCAAGCCCAGCTTGCCGATGAAGAAGTTGAGGAAATAGGTGAGCAGGTAGTTGTACTGACAGAGGGCGTTTTTCTCGCTGGGCACCTGGGCCAACAGCTGCTCGCGGTATTCTTCAAGCAGCACTGGGCTGATGAAAGCGTGCTTGAAGGCCACTGCCTCGCGGGCGAGCACCGGGGCGTTGAGCCTGTGCACCAGCGCCTTCAGCTCACCCTCATTGTCGCGGATATGGGCATATTGCTTCATAGGCAGGCGCTTGTAGCGCCCGGCCTCCCAGCGCCGTATCACCCACCGCTGCTTTTCCTGGAATAAACACCACTTCTGCATGAGTTAGTTGTATCACTTTTACGTGGTTTAGACTAACCATTAGTGGTTATGCTGTCTTGAGTGATTTCAATGGGTTAGCTGATTATTTTCAGCTTATGAATCCGCCGCTTAACCGCGGCGTGCACGTAGGAATGGCGTTGGAGTGAAAAGAGAAACCTCCTGGTCAGCCCCCCGGACCATTCCGGGAAGCCGCCAGGCAGGAAGTTGTTGCTCTTCAGATTTAAAAAACTGCGAGTTGCAGCCTTACAGACAGGTAATACCTGCTGGGCTGGAGTAGAGAAAATTTAAGTGGAGGGGGAATTAGGTAGAAAGCTTGAGGGCAGAGAAAGCGACGGCATCCTGTTGCTTGCGGAGGGCGTCAGCTGCGGGCTTGAGGTACCTGTAGAAAGCCCGCCGCTCGGGCTCCCGCTGAAGGATGTCCTCAACCACCTCATCGAGCAAATCAGCCGGGATGTTGGGAACCAAGGAAAGCACCTCAATCGCAATCTCTTGGCTGGTCATACTTCTTCCTCGCCGATCAATCGCAGCTGTTCACCCATGGGGGTGAACCATGCACCATCCCGTTCAATACCGCTTATCTGGCTTGCTGCCATCTCACGCGCCTTCTCAAAGCCCGCCAAATAAGCAGCGGCGAGAGGGATTTCAACCCACAAGCCTTCTTTCTTGCCCATGTCCTCGAAGTGCTGAACAAACTCCAGGGCAAGCCTTTCTTTGAGCTTCATCATTTCTTCCTCAGGAAGCCATTGAACTTGAGAAACTGATACGTGATGCGCTCCAGCTTGTAAACCTGGGCATGGGTGAGCCCAAGCTTGTGCTCAACATCCAGGGCATGAATGATTTCATGGATGAAGCTCTTGAGCGTGGCCACTTCGCTTTGGCCCTTCTTAATCGCAATTTGCTGCGAGTAGAAGCGGCACTCAGCCAACGTATTAGGGTCCTCGAATTTGTCCACCCAAGCCAGCTCATAGAAGGTTTTGGCCTTGATCCAGTAGCGGTGCAGATAGTTCATGCGGCCAGCCCCCTCCGGGCAAAGCCGCGAAGCACGGCCCCCACCACCAACATTTCATCAACGGATAACTCTTTGCCCCGGATGAAGTTGCAGCGCCCACAGCATGGCAGCACGTTATCCAGGGTGTAGCCGCGGCGGTTGTCCACGCGGTCCAGTCCGCTGCCGGTGCGGGGGGATGCGCTTTCACAGTAATGACAGGGGCGCTGAGCGAGGGCCTCAAACTCTTCCCACGTGATGGTCCATTCCAAGCCGCGGTCCATAGCCCCGCGCACACTCTTACGGAATCGCCGCTCAAGCGTCTCCTCATAGCGGCGGATGCGCTCGCTCATGCGGCCTTCCTGCGTTCCTGATTCTCGCTTTGGGTCTTAAGCTTATGGCAGGGCTTGCACAGCACGGCGAGCCCCGTGGCGCTACAGAAGAGCCGCTCAATGTAGCTGTCCCAGCTCACCCAACCGGAGGTTGGAACCACTGGATTGATGTGATCCACCTGCACCAGGGTGCGGGGGAAAGCCCCGCCGCACTCTTCACAGAAGAACTGGCCATAAGGGGCGCGCATGCGCTTGAGGGCTTCGGTCTTTGACGGCATGTAGCGTGAGGCTTTGCGGAGGGCCGCAATGACGGCACTCTTGGCATTCCACACCCGCTTTGAGCGTTTCTTCTTAGCCACGCTTCAGTGCCCCTCAGGCTGACTGCAGTTGGCTGCCGTGAGGGCAATTGCCTGTCCGTAGGCCACAGCCTTCTCAGCAGAGAGGCCATCCACTAGCGCCTCATAGAGAATCTCAAACGTCTCTTCGCGGTTGATGTGAGGATTCACTCCCCAGAGCAGCAACGTGAACACCTCGGCCGCACGCAGGTGCATGGTGTCCACCGGTGGGGGCATTGTTGCAGCGGGGGCGGCCGGGGCTTTGCGTTTCTTAGCTGCCACCGGGCACCCGCTTTTTAGTGAATTTCGGGTGGAATTCGCGGAGAAACTCCTCACGGAAGTCTTCCACCTCTTCAGGCCGCGGTGGGGGGCTGCTGCTCCACTTGCGCTTCAGCGCCTTCATTGAGGCTTCGGAAGGTAGTTCGGTATCCTTCTTCCCCTTTGAATCGGATTTGGATTTCCGAATCTCGCGTGAGGCCGATGGTGTCCGCCTGGTAGCCATTAAGATCCCCGAAGGTGCTAAACCACTTCACGGACACTTGGCTAACCAGCGCGATGTCACCCGGTTGAGCGTTGAGAGGGGACGGCTCGCCCGTGTCATCGTTGTAGTAGCCCTCGCCAACGGCCAGCACCCGCACCCAATGCGGTCTGTCCTGGGCGAAGGTGCCCAGCTGATTTTTCACGTCGATGCCGATAATGATACCAGAGGCCGTTTTCTTCTCGGCCTCCTTGATGCGCTCAACCAGAATGGCATCACCAATGATTTCGATGCCCTGGCGGTTGAGGTTTTTAAATCGCTCCAGGTAGGCGCTCTTAGGCAGCGCCTCGGGTGCCGTCGTCGTCGTTTCCGTCATGGTCGCTTCCTCCTTGAAGCAGCTGGCGCACCTGAGCTTCCAGCTCAGCATCACGCCGGGGTTGCACGTAATACTTGGCCGTGTTGATGTCATCCCAGCCAAACACCTTGCAGAGATCGAATTCATTGAGGCCGCCTTCGGCGAGCCGCGTGGCTGCCAGGGCGCGGAGGTTGTGGGGGGTGAGGCCCGTGGCCGCCTTCAGCGCGCGGCGGAAGCTGTCATAACTCTTCTCCATCGCCGGGCCTTCCACTGCGGGCACAAACACCGTGCGCTGCTTGTCGCCTTTGCCATGCACCTGGTTACCCTCGCGGGTGACAAACTCGGTGTAACGGGCGCCACTTCCGAGCAGCTCCAGTGCCAGCTTGCGGAAACCGGGGTTGGCCATCTGCTCGATGCGAGCCTTGGCCTCATCAAAGGCGGTGCCAATTCTTTTCCGCTTATAGACCACCTTCTGGTCAAAGAGCCGGGCGTTGTCTTCGATGTAGCGGCTGTAGCGGTTGGGGCCATTGATGTAACCGCGGTCCACGCACCAGCTCCAGAAGCTTGCCACGCGGCGGAAGGCTTGGGCCCGGGTGTAGGGCTTCATGGTTTGCTCCAGGTGCACCCACAGGGCTTCAGGGTTGCCGGTCACGTGAGGTGCCAGCGCCAGGAGCCTCTTGCTTTCTGAGCGCATCGTGGAGGGTGCCCAGCTGTTCACTTTGCTTTGGAGATACTTATTCATCAACTCTGTAACTTGCAGTTTTGCCATATGTACATAATACATCGGCAACCATTGGAGTCAACTTTAATCTATTGCGCCTGGTCAAGCTTGGCTTGGCGGATGATGTAGTCCAGGGTTTGCTGAATGGTTACGAGGGCTTGGCTGTGGGCGACCTGAGCCTCTCGCACCTCGTTTAGAGCAACACCATGCTGGCCTAGGGCCCCTGCGAATGCATCTAAGGTACCTGCAGAGATGACATGCTGCGGCTCAGGTAGCTTCTCCTCGCCTAAGGTGTTGATGGTTGCCCTAGTGAAGAGATGTATCTGCCCTGCGATGTAGGCAAACACGGCGAGATGGCCGAAGGCCAACACGTAGGCGAGTGTCATAACTTATTTTCCTCATTCTCAATGACGTTGTAGGTGCGGTTGAACTTTCCGCGCCTCACCACCTTCTTCAGGAACTCCTCGAACGTGAGGCCCTGAGGGTGCCAGAATCTTCCGTGCTCATCGAGGAGGTTGCAGCTCCATAGCGCACTCTCCAAAAGCATCGGATCAACGAACATATATTTATTGAGCTTGCGCGTGAACGTGTCGAGCGTCTCGCGGCAATCCTCAAAACCCACTTCAGCATCTGTCGCCCCCTTGTGGACATTGAATAAGAGCACTGCCACATCCAGCAGCCGAAGCGGCCTCCACCGGCCATGCTTCTTACTCAAATATCCACGAGGGAGCTTCAGCATGGGTTACGCCACCTGCTTTGCTTTGCCCGCTTTAAGCTCAGCAATTTTGGCGTCCAAGTCTTGCGCCGTGCGCTTCGGAGCGAAGCGGCCTGGGCCGCCCACCGGGGCCTCAGCAACAGCCTTGATGAACGCAAAGCTGCTCTTGAAGCTGCGGCCGTCCTTCACCTTGTCCGAGGTGTGGATGTCGAGTTTAACGCCGCGGTCATTGCCCAGAAGCGTGGTGAGGTGCTCGATGAGGCCCACCACCTGCTCTTGATCCATGTACAGCTGCAGGCGATCACCGCCCTTGCTGTTTTTGCCAACCATGGTGGAACGGAAAAGAAACATCGGGTCTTTCTGAGTGTTCATTCTTTTTCTCCTTCGATTAAGTGAGCAAGGACTTGCTCCACAGTTTCTGAAACAGGGATGAGCGCGCCGCCGGTGCCGAGCACCAAGGTCGCCTTATGGGTGTCGCTCCACCAGTGGGCGAAATAGGTGCGCACGCTGATGTGCACAGGCTCTTTGAAATTGGCATGAGTGAGGGTCATGATGCCTTTCATCGGAGTTTGGCCTCCACCTTGGCGCGCACGGCCTTGAGCAGCTGCTCTTTCTCGCGTGCCTGTTCCAAGTAGGCGCCATACGTCTGAGGCTCGCCGCGGCTTTCGTATTCCTTAATCACCTTTTCCATGGCCAGCTCGCCCACAGATGCGATGCTCTGAATGGCGCGAAGTTCGTTGCGGTCCAGGTCCACCCAAAGGGCGTTGGCCCGCATTTTTGTGCAAAGGGCTTTCAGCAGCCGCTTCACTCGCTCATCGCCTGCCTTGCCACGCTTTTGGGCAAGCTTGGCCAAGTTCTTCTCCATCCACTCCAGTTCTTCTTTCTTAAATTGGATTTTCACGCTTTGCTCCTACGCAGCTCATAGTGGGCACCGCCCGTCTTGAGGTATTTGGCCTCATACACACGCCCTGCGGCGGTGCGAATTTTCGGCAACTTGTGAGTGACCAGAATTTCCGTGATGGCGGCCTCCACCTTCTCCTTGCGCTTCTCTTCAGAGGCAAGTGCCTCCCAGGTGGTAATCAGCTCTTCCAGGCGCTGGCCCGTTTGGCCGAGCTTGTGGGTGTCTTTGGGCCACTGCTTCGGCGGAAGGTTGGTGAGCCACGCACGGCGTGCATCCTCACCGCCCCAGCACTCCTGGGAGAAGGGACAGAAGGCGCACCGCATGGAGCCCAACATGGCCTCACGGGGCACATCTTCGGGCTTCTTTGCGTCCACACACTTGCTGATGAGGTTGAACTTCTCTTGCACGCGCTTTGCGAGCGCGGGCGATGGGCGGAACCTCAGTTCATAGTGGCGGCTGTCATTTTTGTTATATTTATAGATTGCTGCATGATCGACGCCGCGAGCTTGAAGGAACTCACTGCAAGCGTACAGGTTAAGCTGATATAGATTATCGGAAAGAAAAGCGTCACCCGATTCATTCAGGAATGCCTCCAGGTTGTCAGCGTACCAGCAGGTATCTGAAACCTTAGTTAGTGTTTTCATTTGATCGAACTTGGCCAGGGTTTCATCCCAGCGCGTGGCATAGAACGCGGAAAAGCCGTCCTTTTGGCTCTTCACGTCCATCACGCATTTGTAATCTTTTGAGACCAGCACCACGTCACAGCTGCCCTCGATCAGTTCGCGCTCACTGTCGGGGTCCAGGCGCTCAAGCTTAAAGAACGTGAGCACCTGCTGCTTGTAGCGGGGTTGCACAATCTTCAGCAGCTCGAAATTTCGCAGCACGCTGTACTCAACGCTGTGGCCAAGCTCCAAGAGGCGGTAGACGTGCGGCTCCTTTGGCTCCTGCGGAAAATGCGCATGCCCGCGGTAGCTCATCAGGTCGTAGGCGAGCCTACGTGCACAGTAGCCCGCAGCACTTGGGCGAAGGGGGAAGAACTTGTGGCGACCTTCCGCCTTGGCTTCTTCCTCGCGTTTCAGCTTCTCCCTGATTTCGTGGTCCAGGAGATCGGTGTAGCCAACGGGTGGGCCGAGAATCGTGGGCACTTCCGTGTTTTGGGTCATGGGCATCTTGCTCATGTGCTCACCTTCTCAGCTCACCCGGAGTAGAGAAAATTTATTTAATAATGATCCGACGAAAAGGAGGCGCTTCGGTTTGGCTTAGCAGCCAGGTCCGCAAGCTCTTCCTGACGCTTGGCCTGCAGGTAGCCCGCGAAAAGGTCACAGTAGTTGGCCAGGTCCTGGAGCGTATCCATCACGCTTTCGTCCTTCACCTGGAGTGTCCCGTTTTTGACGAATGAGCCAAGCCGCGCCAGCTTGTCAGTCATGCGGGTGAGGAAGCCTTGCTCAGCCGAGCAGGCCCCAATCACTTCCACTGCTTTGAAGTTGGCGAAGGGGTCCTGGCTGCCGCCGGTGTAGTCGGCGTTCTTCGCCCGGGCGATGGCCAGGCGCTTCTCAAACTGTTCCTTCTGAAACGCGAAGAATTCTTCCTTAGTCATTTGTCTTCTCCTTTTGACAAAACCCGCACAGCGGGCACTTGAGCCACTCATGCAGCTCCGGGTGTGGACGCAGCAGGGCCACGTGACACTCGGGGCAAATCTTCAACTTGATGGCGGTGAGGCGACTCAAGCGAGCGCCTCGGCCACTCCGGCAGCCAGTTCATCGGCAAGCAGGGCGCTGCCTGCGTCCTTCAGGTGCGTTTGATCGGTTTCGTAATAGGTGGTGTTGGTTTCAGCGCCGGGAGCGCCAATGCTCGCAATGGCCGCGGGGTCCGCCAGGCCATCAGCAAAAGTTGTGTAATTGCTCCTGAGCCATGTGTTGAATGCCACGCGGTCGGCTTCAAAGCTCTGGTTGTTACCTGCCACCACACGGCGGGGGAGGAGTGTAGTCACCACCACTTTCCAGCCCGCCGTCTGCCTGGCCGTGCAATAGGATTGCAGGGTGGTTTGGATTGTGCTTCGCACGGCCCCGCTTGCAATGAGTGAGTTGGTGCCTTCCACCACCACCAGCACGTTGTCTCTGCCCTCGCGCAAGAGGGCATCCGTCGCCTGGGCGTTAGATGCAATGTGCTCAGTGGTGCGCCCCACGTAGGAGCGCATGACGATGGTGCTTGGATCTATGGAAAGGAGCCGAGCCAGCTCACACACGGGCGGCGTGTCCTTATCGTTTGAGGCCACCACCAGGCTGTTGCCCTCAATCACGATGTTGTAGAGGGATGAGGGTGAGGACGTGCCCCAATCGGTGGAGATGCGGCGCATGGCGCTTTTAAATTCCGCATCACTGAGTACCCGGCTCCACAGCCAAAGGGCTCCTAGACGGATGTCACCAGGGTTTGAGGCACCACCGCGGGCACAAAGCTGCATCGTGGTGAGCGGGTAGCTGGCAGTCTGCCCGGTGCCAGCGAACATGGGGCGGATGGGCTCACGGTTGATGGCAGCTGTCGTGGTGCCTGCAGCCGAGCGTACACCGTAGGTGACGGCGCGGAATTTTGGAATGCCGTAGGCAGAGAAGTCATCCCCAAGAGCCCCCATGCGAAGGTTGGAAGCGAAGCCCAGCACGCGAAGCGTGTTGGTTTTATCACACAGGATTCCGTTGTAATTGTTGTCATGCTTGCTGAACACGGCGATGGCCGTGCAGGCGTTCGCGTCAACTGAGGAGAAGGGGACAACACTTTCCAGGTATTGGCCTAGCGCCTTACTGAAATAGATGCCGCCGCGGCCAGAAAAAAGCGTGCTGTCATAGCTGGGGTTGCGGCTCACGCCTGCCGCGGAAGTGGCGAAGTGGTGGCCGTTACCCGACATGTCGCGCATCTCATCCACCCGTGCGCCAGTGAGTGTGAGACTATCCACACGGCGCGCATTGAGATGGCAAACCAGCCCCGTGGACGGGATGCGTCCGCGGGGCTGGCTGATGTGGATGGAGGAGTCGAAATTCATTTCTTTCTTCCTGCAAAGGCCCCCGCGCTCTTAGGCCGGGTGCTGGCCCCGTTCTTCCCATGGATGGTGTAGCCCGCAAAGCTGAGGAGCTTTTGCATGGGGCTGCCACACTCCTCGCACGTCACCTGGGTATCGGATGCCACGTTGGCTTCCACCTGCTGCTCGCAGCTGGGATTGAGGCACTTGAAATCAAAGATGGGGCACATTAGGCGGCCTCCTTTTCTTCCATGTAACGCTCGCCCAGCTCATACTCAGTGTTTTGGGTGATGGCGCGCTTGTAATCTGGGTCCACATGCACCAGCTGCGTGGTGCACACCCAAGTGCCGTCGGGCCGCTCTGGGTGGTTGAACACCTGGCCGATGAGGCGGTGAGTGGAGGGAGCAATCTCCCAGTGCTCAAGCCGCGCCTTGGCCTTCACCTTTTTGACGTATTGGGGAAACAGTTCCAGCTGCTCTTCCTTTTCCATGCTCTGCTCCTTAGGCTGCTTTCAGCAGCGTCTCTTCAATGAGAAATGGCTTGAAGCCCTCTTCCCTGAGCTGTCCAAGCCTCTTCCACACCAGCGCGCCCGTCCGTGCGTGCTGGAACACATAAGCGTCTTTGGCCATGCCGACATAATGGAACACCTCAAAGCGCGAAGGCGCGTTGGCGTCTTCCCACTGAGCCCACACCCGGCAACCAAACAAGGAGTTGCCCTTCACCATGTGACGACGCTCCCAAGCATCATCAGGGCAGCCATACTGAGGCAAAACCAAACGGCCAGCCGCTCCTGCGGCGACAGTCTCACTTTTCCCACACTGTGCTCACTTTCCCCTCCACCGCCAGCGGGATGAGCCCGTAGGGTGTCGGCAGTTTGTAATCCGTCATCACGCGGGTGAGGATGCTTACACAATCATCCGCACATCCCGCGGGCACTTCAGCCACAATGGCGTCGTGTTCAAGCAGCAGCACATGAGCGTCCGTGCCGCGGGCGTCCCACTCCTTTTGCGCCTTGTTCGCGGCATCGAGCACCAAATCCGAGGCACTGCCTTGCACCAGGGTGTTGAGGCCCGTCATGTGGATGTCAGCAGGCTTGATGGAAAACATCCGGCCCATGATGTTGGTGTACGGCCCCCTGAGGAGGGCCTTCTTCAACAGCTCGCGGAACGCGAACACATCCGAATAATAGGCTTGGAAACGTGACAAACGCCCCTTCACCTCTTCATCGCTCCACTTAAAGCCACGCTTCATGCCGCTCTGCTTGAGGATGTCCTGGCCCGCGCCGTACATGATGGCCAATCCCACCTCTTTGCCCACCTCACGGTGAAGCGGGTGAGCCTTCTTAATGTCGGCTGCCTTCACACCCTCAAGCTCCGGGAAGAAGGCAAGAGTGGTGTGGGCGTGGAAGTCCTCGCCGCTAATCAGGATGCGGCACAGGTTGTGGTCTTGAGACAGGTAGGCCAGAATGCGTGGCTCAATGGCGCTTTCATCGTAGGTGAGGAGCGTGTAGCCGGGGCGCGCGGTGAAAAGCTTTTTGAGTGAGCCGGGCACTTGCTGAAGGTTGGGGCTGCTTGAACTGAGGCGGCCCGTGCGTGCGCCGGTTGCGTTGAAGGTACAGTGGATGACGCCGTCCACGGCCTTCTCCCGGTAGGACGGAAAGAACGCGCTCACCAACTTCTTTTGCTTGCGGTATTCCAGGAAGGTGCGGATGTCCTCGCGCTCCTCAGCCAGGCGCTTGAGCACGGGTTTGCCGGTGCTTTCCTCTTCATCAAAGCCTACGATGTTGAGGCCCAAGTGCTCCTTAAGCAGCCACTTGAGTTGAGCCGGGCTATCCAAGTTGAAGGGCTCAAGCCGCTCCATGGCCTTAGCTGCCAAGTGCCGATAGCGCGCATCAATGCGGTCAATCTTCTCAGGCGTCTTCTCTTTCAGCTTCTCCACCGCGGCCAGGGCCTTCACCTGATAGGCTTCATCCAGCTCCATCTGCTGCTTGAAACGGTAGGCGGCGAAGGCCGGGGCCCAAAGGGCGTCGAGCTGTTCTTTGGTGGAGGCCGCGATCCGTGCAGCCTCTCTTTCAGCGCCTTCCATGGCTTCAAAATCGAGCCGTACCCCACGCAGCTCCATGCGAAGCAGCAGCTTGGTCCAGGGCAGGAGCTTGTCCATGTAGAAACTGAAGCTGCCCTCATTCCACGCCATGTCAGCCAGCTTGAAGTGGAGCCGGTAGGTGTACTCGGCATCCTTCAACACGTAGCTTTCGCTCGCGTGGTTGGTGGGATCTTCCCAAAAGGGCTCAACACCCAAAAAGTAGGGGGCCAGGGTTTTCAGGCTGTGGCCTTTGGCCTCGCGGTGCGTGGAGCCCCGCGGCAGCAGCTTGTTGCGCGCCTTGCGCTCTTCCTCATACTTGGCAAGCCAGGCGTCAGGAATTTTGTGCGTGCAGGTGGCAGCCAGCAGCTGCGTGTCGCCCACCCAGCGAGCCACCGGCACGTGCACGCCGTGGGTGGCTAGCTGCCGGAGGTCCCACTTCAGGTTGTGGCCAATGAAAGTGGCATCAGGATGAAAAGCAAGAAAATCATCAAACTCACCCAAATCGGTGAAAGTGACAGCATCGTCGGGGCTCCATAGTCCAATGATGGTGATGCGGTTGTGATGGGGTGAAAGCGCGTGCTCACACTTGGTGGCGCATCCGCGGGCGCATGCCGTTTCGATGTCGAGCGCGTAAAGGCTCATCGCTGTCTTCCCCTCTTTGTGAGGGAGAAAGTATCAGCGGCTGGCAGCTTTGCAAGCCTGTAACTTGCAGATTTACAATTTTTCTATTGCCGCCCCACGCTAGCGCGGTGCTCGCGCTCTATTCGCCGCGTCGAATGGCAGAAATGTAGGCGCGAAACTCATCGCGATCCTCGCGGAGCTTGGCGCTGCGGCCCGTGCTCTTGCGCTTGCAGTAGCGGAAAAGCTCAAAGGCGTATTCCTGGGGCATGAGGATGTCATTGTCAGCCTCGGCAAAGGGGAGGAAAAATTCCTCCCCCGTGCCGTTGTCCGCACACCAGGCGCCCTGGTTTGCGACATCAATCACGCACACGGGCCCCTTTGGGGCCGTGCCACATGAGGTGAGGCTAAAGGTCACTAAGAATGTCAGAAAGCATCTTTGCAGCAGCTTTTTTCTCATTGGGAGTCTTCGCGTGATTGACGGCCTTTTGCACTTCGCCGAGCTTCTGGAACCACTTCTCCCCAGCGTTCTTCTTAAAAAACTGGAAGATGTCCTTCAGCATGAGGCAAAAGCTGATGAATTCTTTAATAAGACTCATTTACTTTTTAGCCGGGAGCTTGATGCTGAGAATGAAGTCGGCCAGGAACGCCACCAGCTTCAACGCTTTGCTGCCTTCAGCCTTTGCCAGAAGCATGTCGTCTTTCTCTGACTTGGTGAGCTTCACCACGACACCGAGCACCTCACGCAGTGGCTTCATCACCATGCGAGCTGAGCCGATGATCATCGCGAGAAGAGCCAGGGCCTGAGCCACAGCGCCGAATTGTCCAGCCAGGGCCTCAAGCGCGGCTTTTGCCAAAAGTTCCATATCCATTTTGTTTTCTCCTTAAGGGCCCCGGGCATCGGGGCGCCCCGTATTTTAACAGGGCGCTGGGTGCGAAAAGGGCCGCCCCTGCCGTCCTTGGCGGGAAGCGGCCCCGAAGAGAGGAGTAACAGAGAGTACATGCGCCCTGGATGCAGCAGGGACACACCCATTTTGTACAGCCGCCGAAGAAGTAGAGAAAGCGGCGCTCACCGCTTTTCTTTCTTCTTCCGCTCAGCCTCTTCGATGAATGGCTGTATGCGCGTCCACTCAAGCCCGTTGAGCTGGTAGACGTGTTCTTTCTTTCCGCGGCCAGAGAACCAATCCACCTGAATGATGTCGGGCGTGCGGGTGTCGATGCGCACCTGGAAGTCATCACCGGGGCGCACCAGGCGGTAGCCTACGCCTTGTTGCAAGTGATAGGGCGCTGCCACATAGAGGCCCGGCATGCGGAAGCGCTTCTTTGCCACGTAACGGATGATGTCCACGTCACGCAGGCTGAATAGCTCATTCATCCAATCAGCCGCGGAAACATCCGCGGGCTTCATGAGGAAGGTGGGGGCGAAGAACAGGTCAAAGATGCGTCGCAGGTCGCCCTGCTCCAAAGGATCAGGCCGGGGCTTTCTTCCCAAGGTGTAGCTCTCCTAGCTGTTGCAGCAACCGCTTCATGCGGCGGAAAAAGCGGGTCATTGAAGCATGTGCTCCTTCCAGTCCTTTAGGTGATGCTCATCCATCATATCCCACACATCAAAATATTGAGTGGGGTGGTGCATGGCAAAGTGCCGCTTGCAGCGGCGACAATAGAGCTTCTCCAGCTCGCCTTGGTATGCGCGGTCAATACGGAGCAGGCGATGCCCTAGAAGCCAGCAGAGGAACCGCTTCATTCCTCCACCCCTTCATCCCAGGCGCTCATGCCGTAGTAGTTGCGCTGGAGCTTGGCCAGCTCGCGCTCAAGCTTCTCAATGCGCTCTTCCATGGCTTGTAACGTTGCCACTGATGTGCGTGCATCAGTGGTGCCGTTCAGGTAGACGCCCGGCGGAAGACTCACGGAAGGGGGCATGACCGGGGCGTTGAGCTGTTCTTCAGTCGTGAAGACACGTCCGCCGCATTGCCAGCAATCCGCTTTTCCGTGGTAGGTGCAGAGTTCTTTCATGCCAGCCCCTTGCAGGTGTGCATGCAGCCCACGGCGAGAATGAACCACAGTGGGTCCCAGTCATGCACCGCAACCAGGTAGGCCGTGCCTGCCAGGAGGACTAAGTTGTAGGTGAGTGCCAGTGCCAAATTCATCCAACCACCACCAGCTTCGCACAATAGGTGAGAAAGAGGGGAAAGGGCAGGAGGGTGAGAGAACCCAGCGGCTCCATCAAAAACACGTTAAACCAGGCAATCCACATGAGGATGCAAGACACCGCAAATACGGTGAGGAAAAGCGTGCTCATCATTCCTTCACCTCAACCAGTTTCACC